CGACCTATTTATTTATATACTAGATCTACCAAGGTCTACGTGTATAACACGTAATTTAGGTAGATCACTTTTCACACCAACTAAACAGAACAATATGTAAAAAGCATAATATATTTTTTGGATTTTATAAAATACGAAGTAAATAACCAAAGGAAGGAAACATTATCAAAAACTCCCTAATTAACACGATAAATTTCTATAACACCTCTAACACAAGACATTATGAATGTCAACAAAACACCTACTAGAAACGTATAGAAAAACAAAATATACAAAGAGTGTATATCTCTGGCTATACTATCCAAAGAATCGCAAGCAAAACGATCACCCATCCTTTGAATATTAACCAGATTATATATCACTCCCAAAGAAAAACTTATCAAACCACCTAAAATGACCTGACCCCAACTTGTCGCCAACAAACCTTATTTTTGAAGGGATAAAGACCAGTGGTCGATCATCAATGACGACTATAAAATCGACCATCGACAATATTGTGATAAGTATGTTCGGTTCATGCCCGAGGGCCGAAGAGATGAAACCGATGTTCAAAATACCACTCTCAAGAATGTCTTGACAAGCCTCAGTCATAGCCAAAAGCGGATCAATTTCACACAACTCAAGATACACTCTGATGATTACTTTAATTCTAAAAACATCCTGAATCAACTGGGACGTCTTCAGTTTAAAGTCATAAATCATATTCAACATATCCATGTGAAATTTAATCTCATAGTGTTTCAGCGCCAACAGAAATGACATAAGGCAGTCCGTGTCTCTGATATACTCCTGCTCACAAAGCATCAAACACTCAGAACACTCATCAAGATCAATTAAGATCGCTCTTAAATGAACTTCTGAAACGTCATTACCCAGCCTCTCAAGAAGTCGATCACACTGTCGAAGCTTACGCAAACAACCAGTGAGATCCATACTGACCTAAATAACAACAGTCAAATCGCTCTCATAGACTCTTCTGAAAGTTGTAAAATTTGCACACAGACAATGAATATAACACAACGCTGCATATGAACACATCGGTGGTAAATTGTACCTATAACACACCAAAGCATCCACCAAAACGCACGTTGTATCGTAATCAAAGTCCTTCATCAAGTCCTTATAAGACCTAAATTTCTCCCGCATGAGAGTGTCACTCATAAAATCTTGAACTCGAATTGGGACAGACAACTTCTCAAAAAACCTCACAGGATCAGGAACGACTCTGATTTTTCCTCTATCACTGATGATATATTTGGAGCAAAAATACGGCACTGAATTCTCTATCATCTTAGCCTCAAAACCGAAATCTCTGTTTATCTCATCAGTTTTATTCTTCAAGGGTTTACTCGAAAAGATCAAACTGTCGTCACCACTTACTAAGAATAAATCAATATCATCCAGGTCGTAAACACTGAGTATGATACCCATAGTAACCAATGTGTTCGACAACCAAGTGTTCGGTGACCCCGTTCTCCTTTGTGCACCCAACTCCCCGCTGATTCCACACCTACCACGATACTTTATGAAGTATTCAGTGGCCTCTATGTTGGTATAGTAATCCTCGGAAAACTTGAAAAACCGGTAAATCATCCCCTCATAAACTTTAAATAGGATACCTTGAGACTTATCAAACTTTGAGAAATCAATCTCCAAAGTGTGATATGATGTCAATGGCTTCTGCAGTTTAGAACCAATCAGGGTGCCGAGAGTTTCTAGATTCATCCCGGAATACATAACTATCTTCTTGCTAAGACAGTATGATATCCTATCAAAGACCTCCAGAAACAACGGAGAATAATACATACTTACCAGATGGTTATAATAGATGATATTCGCCGGTGGATTATAAGCTGTATAGGACGACATATCCATCTTCGGTTTCATCTCCCCTTTGATCATGAATTTTAAGCTCTCAAACTGTTCGACCAACAATTTGTGGTCCATATCCCTTTTTATCCGACCAAACTTCGAACCATCTCTATCCTGCAACCAATCGTCAATTTTAAACATGTCAGGAAGAATCACATCATAGTTCTCATACAACCTCGAAAAGTCGAAAGATCTAACGAGATTCTGACATAAACGTTCAGCAGTCTTATAAACGTCCAGACGTTCATTTATTCTCGGTGCAGAAAAATTTCTATGTGACAATGAGATTATCCCCTGTTTCATACTGTCCGGTCTCGTCCTCTCACCTTTGCCAAGAATTTTCGAGACAACAAACTCCCCTGCGACATAAGGCTTGTATTTTGAAAAATCAAGGACCATCTTCTCAACAGGTGGCATGTCAAAATCACCATACTCAAACAATATAGTTCTGTGCAAAAATTGCATCCAAGCTAATCCCGGGTTGACCACTGACATAAAATCGTTGACTGCCATCAAATGAGATGAGGCAGGTCTCGAAAAAGTGTCAGGAATATAACAACCTTCAATGGTCAACCGATAAGTGTTAAACCTGCTGTTTAAATGCACACTCCCTTATGATATGATCAGCAACCTTATCCAAAGATGATATATGTTGTCCAACAGTGTCGTGCATTTTCGTAGACAAGACTCTATATTTCATAACCTCCGTGTGTCTGGATATACTAACCACGAATTGGTTGACATCATTGTAGATGGGATTATCATATTGCCTCAATCTGTACAACTCGACTTTGGGAAAAGTCCCACCTTGAACCTCATTAACAGTCTGAGCTGAATTGGTCTTACCATCCGCTGTTCTACCATGCCGCATTATGTCGTCCTTCTCAGGTTTGGTGAAAGCAATCATCTTCACATCCGGACTGTATGGAACTTCCTYGGCAGATCTCAGTGGCACCACGAACATAGAACGGAGAAGATTGCTGTTCGGCCCCATAGCCTTGACACCATTTGAATACAACAGATTACCGGCAGCATCTCTCAAATTAGACAAAATGTAGCAAACATCTGGCGGGCATCTGTATGAAACGTTGTCGTGGATCATCCTAAACAAGAAAAATATCTTCTGGGAGTACTGACAAAGAGTATTCGGCACTCTATTGATAAATGGAATCTGGTTTTTGTCACCGTAACACTCCATTTTCTTGAATTGCAACATTGATAATAGGGCCACCCACAGTCCAGCATGAATCATAAAGATCTCATCACAATAGACCATATCAGTATCCATCTTACCACCGTTGATGAGAAAAGAGTCATATGTCATCACTAAGCTGAATGCATTGTTGACTCCTTCCTTCCTGAGCTTATGTATGATCTCTTTCTTCCCAGCATTTGYGCAGGTCAGGGCCAAACACCTCACATTACCTTTGATGTCTCTCACCATATTCCTCACAATGGTGGTCGTCTTACCGGCACCAGGAGGTTTATTGAAAAACGTGACATTCTCCAACATGCTATTAAGGTCAAACCCGGACTCACGCGGTGTGATTGACTGCAATGCCAAACATCTCCTGTTGGAAAACATGCCCATCAATTCATCACTGGTGACCTGAAAGTCATCATAAAAGTAAGTGAAAGGAACCAGCTTGTTGTCAAGCGTGTATTTGCACACACCTTCAAGTTGAACATGACCCTTCTCACCCTGTTTCAACTTGTACCAGACCTTTGAGTTTTCCGAAACATATAACGACGAATCGTCGAATTTGTTTCGCAAGCTCCAAACCTTATTATAAAAAGCATTCTTCCCGGTCAATGAGGATTTGTAAAAATCAACAACATTATTAATCTTACCTAACTCCACATGTAATTTCTTTTTCTCTAAAAAGAAAAACTCTGAAAAAGTATCAACAATATTATCACCAGTCAGGACGTTGGTCGTCACATCCACAACTGGATATTGCAAAAGGGCATCACTCAAAAGAAGACTGCTATCACACAAAAATCTCTCCCTTTGATTAGTTATTTCCAAACTTGAAAACACCAGACCGTCCGGTCTGTCCACAATATCCGGCTCAGAAATAGAATCGTCAGTCACATCTCCCCAACACTTCCCTTTGATCTCATTGCCGGAGTAATCCAACTCTACCACAGGCAGTTCAGACGTCGAGGCCTCCCCAGCACCAACCAAATCTTTAGAGTTTATTCCAAACTCGGTCGGACCGCAATCAAAGTCCTCAAATGTATCGCAGAACTTATCGTCACTGTTATCCTTGCTAAATCTCTTCCTATCGAACTTGGAAACGAGTAACTGCTTAATCGCTCTAGCCTTCGAAGTAGGATTCAATCTCCTCAGTCGAGAAGCAAAGGATAAATGAACATTGGCTTGAACAACAACAGTTCTGTAAAATTTTGCATGTTCCGCCACCAACAGAATACACACCAGGAGCACGCCAGCAAATGTTGGTTTCAGTAGGGCCAACAAAATACTAAAATACAACCCCATTCTAACTCTGTAGGGAGTTACATACTGATAAACTGACGCGTTTAACACGTCCTTAGCAATAAGGTCAGTAACTATTGGAGAGACCGTCTCATACCTCAACAGTTTCTGTTTCATCCAATTCTGGCAACTTTTCATAACCAAAGACCTCACTGGAATCATGTACGGATGGGAAAAACCACCAGTCGTTATAGCGGAAGAGAGATGTTCATTGACAAATGAAGTACCAAGAAATCTTCTCTCTAAACCAGTGTATTTAATGGAAAGATAGAAAACAGTAGATACAGCACTCAAACCTAAACCTATCTTACCAAAAAACAACGATGTAGTTAAATTAACCACAAAGAAAGACATACCTTGGATCGTCATCTCGATGAAATCGTTAGACAAAATCTTCATTTTTAGGGCCTCAAAGATCTCATCAAAGGACTCCCTTAAAAATTCAGGAATGTACAAAATATTTCTTTTGTAAAGCTTAAATTTCTGGAGAAACCAAGTACAAAACCACCGCAAGGATCGCCGTGAATGATCGTACATTTCACGAACGCATTTCATCGGTCGTGATATGACTCCACCGCCTCCAGACGAGATCAATTGCTCTGAAAGCACTGCTTCAGTAACAATAGATTGTACATCCGAGGACAATGCTTCAGCAATCTCGTCGTCCGCAGAGAAGATATCATCAAGTTTCTTCTCCAAAGACAGCCTGTCGCTGTTCACGAGCCCCTTCATCTCTTTAGCACACCGCTTGAGTTTGTCCCAAAGAGACTGCATACCTGATTTCAACTTCCCCATAGCAGCACAAACTATGACTTTTACGACCTCCTTAAAATATTCAAAACAAGAGATAGAGTGATAACGCATCCAATCTATAACTGAAATAAAGAAATTGGTATACAAGGAAATTCGAGAAGCTGAAGAAGTAAAATTCGAGAAAAAATTGTAAATAGAATAATACAAAGAAAACGGAGAGTAATAATTAGCCGTCTTACTAAAAAACCCTGCGTTTCCACCACCAGAATGAACTAGATCATACAACTTCTCATAGTCATCTGGCTTGAACAAATCCGGTCTACCGTCCACAAAATCGGCCAGTCCAGTTTCAGCTCTCTCACTTGCTTCAGTGAAGGCGTGGATAGAATCACCGAGGATCGAATACTTACCACTCTCGCCGACCACAGTGACCTCTTGCTTGAACCGCATTATGAACTGGCAGTCATGGATACGCCTCTCACCAAATATCACCTTATCAAGCACCTTATCAGACAGACACTTGCGAAGGAACCAAACAAACCCATCGTAACACTTAGCCTTAGCGAACGTTACAAACTCTTGTATCAAGAGGGAGAATATCTTCAAAATCGACGGGCTGTAGTGACGATGATAACTAATTTTTGCAAAGTATTGAATCTTCTCCCTAAGCCTCAATCCCTCGGCCAAAATAATAGCAAGGTAACCTGGCACCAACTCCACGGGTAAATCGCAGTCATTAGGCACCACTTTATTACCTTTTATAGTCATACTCTTCTTGGCCCTGTACTGAGAAACTAAATAGTCAGAGGATTTCTCATCCACCCTAGCCGCTGTGTTCATGACATATTCTATCAAGCTGTAAGTAAGTGCCCTATCAACACTCGTCCGCTTGTCGACGACTTGTCCGAGTTTCTCCCGAACGGGTATTGTCATCTCAATCTTATCAGACTCAGATTTTTTATAATGAGTTGACAAAGTGTAGACACCCGGTTTAATGCCCAAGCAAGGAACCACAGAGAAGAAATGCAGATTGTCACGAGAACACTCTAATGACTTCTTGAAAACAACTCCATTATAAACGAACATTTGAGTTCGTAGAATGTCTCTCAAGTTCTCTCTATCATGAAAATAACTCTCACCAAAGTCGCCGTATGCGTACTCAATCTTGTCACCGTTATTGGTAACGTGTAGGCTATTGTTAAGCAGGTACACATCACACACCGGGTCGCACACCTCAGGTGGTATTATAAGGCTGAAGTCAAACCTCTTGGCCTTATGTGACAGAAGAGCTTGTGCCATTTGTTTCAGAGTCATATCATAAACCTCCACCGCTACAATATTAGTTTTCTCCACTGTGCAAGTTTCAGTTTTATACTCACAGAAAGACACCTTGTCCTTAAGTCCCCACATGGTATCGAGCATAGCACTCCTCGAAATGTGTCTATGGGCATCCTTGGTATCAACTATTGGTGTGCAAACGTGAACGTTTTTCACACTCTCTAACATATAGTGCACAACATCACCACCAGCATCAATAAAATCCTCATTACCACATCGTTTGGCCATGATGAAGTTCTCACAACACCTAATTGCAGTGGCAATAGGATGAGAGGAGTAAGATGTGTCGGTGAAATTCAAACACAACTCAGGAAACATATCGATCACTTTACGTTTCTCTGATGCGGTGAGCGAAGTCGCTATCGAGAGATCTTTCGGTTTGCTAAACATTGTGTTTATTCTGTCAGACAATCTATTAACGATGTTGCTAGATAACAGATTGTCAGATCTCAAATTAGTACCTTGAACATAATGTCCGATCAAATCATCAAAGATGACATTTATGTTCTTACCTAGGGACGGTATATCAGTATCAACCTTGGAACCAACATAACCATTGAGATTGATGGGTTTTTCAGGCGCACAGTACCTAAGATCAAAATGGTATAAACCGGCTTTTACAAACTTACAATGCTTCTCAACTACACTGCCCAAACCACAGTTGTACAACACCCGCATCCTAAGACATGGGTAAGGTACAACGAAATCAGGTATTTTCTTATTGACGGCAGCGAAGGCATTCAACCAACAATACTCAGTTGTTTTGGACGAGAAAAAGCTTTTATCTGGGATCATAGCCTTCGGGTGAATGAAATATTTACCGTTGGTGAGAGTAGCGTTAAACAAATTCCTAACGGCACCGTCATCATTCACAATTATGCGTTGTTTCCCATCAGAATAAGTGACCACGAACGATTCTGCACCATCGGGTCCGACCTTATGGGTCACATCTGGCACGTTCTTCACCGCGACTGACGGCTTCACTTTGAGTGTCACTTTCTCGCGGTGACTTGCATTAGCCTTATCACAAGAAGTTTGCATGTACTTCTTGCACTCTCTGATAAAAGCGGATCTGATCTGCTTAAAGTTCTTACTAAAAACTCTGGAGTACAAACGGCCAAATCCAGGTAAAACATCCGGAACCTTCATAGCAACAGCCGCTATCATATCCATAACCATCTTCTGGCCGGAAGTTTTACTGTCTGTGAGAAGGAAACTATCACACCACAGAGAAAAATCAAGCCCAAAACCATTCTTCGCAGTATGAACGACCGTCCTAACTTGGCCGGTAATTCTATTCTTCTGTCTCTGGAGCCTGATCTTCAAATCGTGACCAGTGGCAACATCAGCATTGAACTTTACAAACACGTCACAAATGTTGACGTCAGAGTAAAGTTTTACACGATAACCATCGCCATGGTCCGTGTAACCATCTATTCTCTCGATTTCCTCGAGAGATTTTTCACCTGTTGACCCCACAGAACTTTCCAAATACCGGTCTATTGCAGAATTTATTCTATGGAAATCGTGACCGAATTTTCTGTATACAGAAACTGGTAGTTTGTTGAAATTGCAATGCGGTATCCCACATAACCGTCTAAGTACGTTCATGCGAGTTTTTATCCGAGCCCTCACACCACATCCCTGAGCAGTCGACACTGAGTTTGCGGCAATTGAGACATTTAAATCGCAACTGCACAAAAACAGTCTCTTCTTAAAGGATTTATTATATTTATTACTAATATGCCTCTTAACTACTCTAAACGTATCTTTTATTTTCTTTTCAGTAAAATCTACGTTAAACGAAACTAGGTTTTGCTGAGAATCCATAATAGCTAAAATACAAACTACTAAATCACAACAAGAGGGGGTTATATAGCGAGAGCACTAACAACCCACAACGGCGGGCAAGGGGCGCGCTCTCCGGGACGAAAAGGAGAACGCAAAGTAAAGCAGGCAGATTAGTTTAGTGTACTCGTCGTGCTGTTTCTAGTAATGCTATGGCGGTGAATGCTGGTATAATAAGGTCGACACTGAACACAGTGGCAACCGGGCAGGCAAACTGGCAACACACCAGAAAGCCTTAAAGCTAAGTTAATTAGTACTTTGTGTAATCACACGAATACTATTTC